CAGAGTAATTCTCTGCTGGGCCCCACACGTGCATGGTGAGACAGGCACATAATGATGCATTGCCCTGACCCATAGAAGGCTATCGCTCCTTTTGGAGGAAGGTCTGTTGGGATTACGGGATATCAGTTTCTGACTTTGCTGAAAGGTGATGTCTTGCTAGGTCCAGGTTGTTAAAACAGGATTCGCGACCCTGGTTCCCTCTTAGGAGGGAAAACGAACCTGGATGAGTTTGCTGGGAAGGTTGCTTTCCCGGAGGAGCCCATGATTATCGATGGTTGTTGACAATTTTCTCCCAATGGACGATGTTCGAGAAGATTTTGAATTGCCTGAGGTGAACGCCAATTTGCCTGAGCCCCCTGTTCAGTTAATGCAAGTGAGATGGGATAGGGTCGAGTCTGATGTGGTTCCTGTGGTTCAACAGGATATCCCACGTGTGATGCTTGATGCCCAACCCCGCTCGTATGCACGTGCTGCTGCACGTGGTGCCTCACGGCGCCAAGCCCCTCGTGGAAGGTGGCGACCTAGGGAGCCTGCCCGGCAGGCAGCATCCGTTGCTGCGGTCAATTCGAGTGTCAGGGATACTGACGCAAAGGCTGCAGGAGATCGTGATGCGAAGGAAGAGAAGAAGAAAGATGAAAAGCCTCCAGAACCTCCAAAATTTTTGAATGGTGGGGAGGAATACCACCGCTCTTCCGCAGTTGGCGATGTGGTTATGATTTACCACAAGTCAGCTGGTGGTTTGGGTTATAAATGGCCCATAGGACTCAGTTTACTTTCAGGGGTCCTATGGAAATTGGGGTGTAGGTGGATGTCAACATTTGCTCTTGCCGGGAGCATTGCCACAAACCCCTTTGTGTTTGAACTTTTAGACATGTGGCGCCGGTCGAATGTTAAGAAAATGATCCCCATGTCAGTCAACATGCCATTGACCCAACAAGATCTTGTGCTGACTGTGACTTCCAAACAGCTTTCTCCAGTGGTGCGCTGGGCTTCGTGGCGCAACATGCTGTTTGGTCCAGTTGCAGTCAACGCAGTACTCTCACGCATCGTCCGTCTTTCTGGACGTCCCGTTGAGAGTGGGGTAGTTGTCTCCCGTGGGCACTTCACTGTGGAGCCCACTGTGTCTGATTGTAGAATGGCCTCAATCCGGTCAGCAAAGTGTGTTGATGATCGTGTGCGGATCGTCAAGGCTGAGATTAGGTCGTTTAAGGGAGACTGTACCAGAGTTCTGCACTGTCCTGAAGTTGTGAATCAGCTGGCATTAAGAGCAGATCGCATGGATGAGGAGTCTGCACGCGTTGTGCTTTCTTCAATTGCATCTCGTGTGACAAACCTGATGATTCCAACTGAGATCCATAGAGAAGTGATGTCAGGGTCATCACGCATTGGCGAAATTATGGTCAATCAAAAGCTGATTGAGTTGGCCATGTGTGATGCAACAGCCAATCTTGGATCAAAAAACGCCCCGGGGGCGATGTCAACAGACTGTTCGGTTTTGGATATCGCGTTGATGACGACATCGCCCTTCCTCCTCTCATTGTGTTTGATGGTAAGTTTTCGTACCATCTTTCCTTTTGGGACGAGGTACCGCGTAAGATAATGCAGATCTCGTTAGGGCCTGTGGTTATGGGACTCACTCCGCCGATTCCCGACACCCGCCACGGCCCTTCTTTGCTTGTAGGGTGTCAGCAACGCTTCTGCAGCAGACCTCCTAAAGCTGACAAGTTGGCCCTTTTCCGTTTGAAGCGGTATGTTGAGAGGTTTGTTGTAGAACATTTTGTGCCATTGCCACCTGATGCTGATGTGTCTGTTGACACCTGGCTCAAAGGCACAACTTATCCCGAATGGCGTAAATCTGAACTGATGAAGGTATGGAATGATAGCCTCGGGATAGCCGTTGACAAGGCTTATGAAAATCAAGGTCACGGCAAGGTTGAGACTTACATGAAGTATAAGTTTCACCGTGGGATCAATTCCCGTAGCGATTGGTTTAAGTGTTTTACAGGACCCTATTTCAAGTTGATTGAGAAAGAAGTTTTCAAACTTCCTGAATTCATCAAGAAGATTCCCGTTTGTGAGCGGCCTGCTTACCTTCTTGATATGTTGGGGAAATTTCCTGGGCCATTCGCTGAGACCGACTATACGAAGTTTGAACGGCACTTCGTTCGTCCTGTCATGGAATCACTGGAGTTGGTTCTGTGCAGTCACATGTTGGTCAATTTCCCGGATGTTTTCCGGGAAATTAAAGCGGCACTATCTGGTGACAATAAGTGCCGTTACCCTCAGTTTTCACTGAAAATTGATGCTCGTAGGATGTCCGGCGACATGTGTACTTCGCTTGGTAATGGGTTTTCAAATCTCATGCTAGCTAAGTTCATATGTTTTGAGGCTGGATGTGACATTGTTGGTGTTGTTGAGGGTGATGACGGGCTGTTTTACTCACAGCATGTTATGTCTGAGGCGGAGTTCGCTCGACTTGGTTTTGAGATCAAGATGATGTACCACGATGATGTCCTTCGGACTCAGTTTTGTGGTCTGAGCATGTCAGACGATCTTGTGAGCATGACGGACCCGCGGAAGGTGCTCGTTAATTTTGGATGGACACACTCCCCTCTCATGTGGGGTGGAGAAAGGGTCCGTCTTGGGTTGCTTCGAGCGAAGGCTCTTAGCTTACTTTACGAGCATCCTCGCTGTCCTGTGTTGTCCTCTTTGGCCAAGAGGTACATTGTTCTCACTGAAGGCGTTCGCCCGCGGTGGGAGAGCAATTGGTATGAGCAACATCTGGTGCATGAGGTGCTGTCTTATGCCGACAGGACAGATGGTGAATGGAAGAAGGGTCCCAGCATTGAATCCCGAATTGAGTTTGATAGGTTGTATCATATCTCAATTGATGAGCAGCTGCATTTGGAAGATTATCTTAGCAAGGCGCCTATTGGTGTCCTTGACGATCCTGTGCTGCTCAGCTTGTACAACGACGGCGGATTCGTCGATCTCCGTGACTACCATGCTAGGTATGTCAGGACAAGTATTCAGGATTTTCTGTTGGGCGGATTTAAGGCGGTTTTATTGCTGGTGGTTTTGACACTGCTGGCGCTGCTGATGTCCTGGGTAAATCCGACGCCCATCTTCTTTCAATCTCCAGGGCAAGGGAGTCATCATGGGGGAAATCCTGGACCAAAACGTTTATGCGTGCTAACCAAAATGCCGAGAGACTGCACGGACCCCTACGCCATGATGATGCACAGTCCAGTTTGCCGGCTGCATTCCCTACACGGTTGTCGATCTGCAAATTTGCTAACAACCATGAGTCGATCACAAAGAAGGAAAGATATCGGGCAGGCCATCTTGGAGAAAAATCTCTCTGCAGATGGCAGAGACTGGCTCACCTTGGCCGTGGATCCATTCCATGACCTTCTCCATCCGATTGCTGGTTATCCGGATGCTGATAGTAGTCACACTGTTGTGTCCTGCTACCAGTATTCTCTGGATATATCCAAGCCACCGGCTGCTGCGGGAAACTGGGATCTTCACATTATGACCAATCCGTGGTCTGGTTTCATTGCACCCAATCAGCATACAAGTTTGGATACTAACTGGCAGTTTGCAAAGACTGCGGGTGCAAGTGGCTGCCCGTTGGATACAGTCACAGCTGTGCTGTTGACGCTGGTCAACTCACACTTCCGAGCTCGTCAGCAGTATGGGCACCAACAAATCTTGATATGAATTCAGTGCACATGCTGACTACTGCTATGGCTGGTACATCCCGTATTGTTGGATTCGGGATCGAGGCGGTCAACACCACTGCTGATCTTTATAAGCAGGGTGCTGTCACGTGTTATCGCATGCCGCAAGCACCGTCAGAAACTTCCATCGAAATGACAGATGCGGCAGTCGGGGCCACCTTCATTGGTGTCCGTCAGGCTGTCAAGATCAGGAAGCCTCCCTCTACTGCGGCGGAGGCTTTGTTGCTAGGAGGTTCGACCCAATGGGCTGCTTCAGACGGCGCCTATGTGGTTGTTCCCCTTGCTTCGATTGAAAACCCACTTGGCAATTCGAGGAATAGGATGATTTTGTTGTCAGCTAATGACGACATTGCGACGGGCGAGTATGTGATGACCAATGATGCTGCTTTGGCTACGCCTGCCAACTTACCGCCGTTGCCCACGTTGCTGAAGCAGTACACGACCAAGTTTGTCCCATATTGCAATTGTGGGATTTACTTTACTGGACTGTCAAATCAGTCGACCATTCGCGTGAAGGTCAAGGTCTATGCTGAGCGTGCTCCGACACAGGCAGATGCAAGTCTGGCTGTGTTGGCGACACCTTCAGCGGCCTATGACCCGAAGGCCCTGGCACTTTATAGTGCCATCATGCAGAGGATGCCAATTGCTGTCCCTGTCCACATGAATGCGGCAGGAGATTGGTGGAGTGCTATACTCAAAACCATTGCTGCAGCTGCCCCTGTTTTCGGGAGTCTTTTTCCTGGAATTGGTACAGCTGTGGGAGCAGCAGTTGGAGTTGGAGCTGCGGGTGCAGCTACTGCTATTGACGCAGCTATGAAAGCTTCCGACCGTACTGAGAAGTCGAAGAAGTCGGCTGCAAAGCCGAAGCCCTCAGCGCCGATTAAACGACGCGTGCAGCAGTAACCGCACACACAGCGGATCAGGAGAGTGTAGGAGTCATCCTCGCTTTCGGGCCTGACGAACCCGATCTTCCTAGTCTAGCGCCTCTGGGTGCATTCTTTGTAATTCTAGTTTCTCTTTGTAGAAACCAGATGATCATCCTTTAAATGGCCC